CAAGGAATACATTGCACTGATTTCTTTAGTGCCCATTTCTTTAACTTTACCTGCAAGTATATCAGTTGGATTAGGCATACTAGCGGCAACCTTACGGTGAGCCATAAATTTGACAGCCAAACCTTCTCCTACTGCACCACTGATCAAATCAGTAGTTGTACTTTCGTCATCGTCATCTTCAAGCAGTTCACTAACAAACGACCAAGTTCTTGGTGTTGCAAATGAACGTGAAGGAGACTTTGGATCGAAATCGTATAAATCTTTTTTACTAAATGTCAAGTAACCTACAACATCATTATGTTGATTGTTTTCTACTGCCCAAGCAAACCAATCATCAAAGTCTACAGCCAATTCTAAGTGTACAAAACGGTTGGCTAACGGAGCAGGCATTCTATAAGTAACACCTTTGTCTGCTTCACGGTTACCTGCCGCTACAATAAGAACATTGTCAGGCAACTTGTATTGTCCAACACGTCTGTTTAGAATTAATTGATATGCCGCCGCTTGTACTGCCGGAGCCGCAGAGTTCATTTCATCTAAAAATAAAACAATGTAATCGAACTGTTTTGCAAATTCTTCTGTTGGAAGTTCTGCAGGCGGAGCCCAAGTCATTGTATTATCGTTTGCACTATAATATGGAATACCTTTAATATCAGTCGGTTCCCAAAGTGATAGTCGAACATCGATAAGATGTGATTTTTTTAGTTGTTTTGTGATTTGCCCTACGATATCGGATTTTCCAATACCTGGAGGACCCCACATAAAGATAGGACGCTTTTTCTTGAATGCCCTAATAATACTCTTTTTTGCTCCATTTGGAGTTACAGTGCGTACTACAGATTCCATGTTATATTCCTCGTTTGTTTGTATCAGTGCCATACTTAATTTCTTAGTATGTATATATAATAACACAGGTTATATGGAAAGTCAACCTATTTTGGTTAGGTCTTTTGTCTATTTAATGCTTTAGTAAGTCCGTATTTTTTAACATCACCGCTAAAAAGATGTAGTTCTAACGCTTTCTTTTCGTCCGTAACTTCTATGCAATACTTACATAACCAGTAAGGACAATCAATAAACTGATCTAACCAAATTATAGTATTGGTTGTAAGTTCAAAGTCTTTTGGAAAAGGTACTTCAAATGTAGATAATTCTAATTTACCTTTTATGAATTCTAAACCTGCATCAGTTAGACGTAGTCCGCCTGTCTTTTTTGATCTTGTGTTCTGCCACCATGTAGACATATACTCTGTCATTGTAACATCTGAGATGGCAATGTCGGCATGTTTTAGAAAGATTTTAGTATATGTTTCTTTCTTCATTCTTCTTCAACTACATCACCTGTGCTAAGTTTATAAACTGCAAAGTCAGTTGAATTGAACATCTCATTTAATTTGCTTGCTAAATTGTGTGCATGACCAGGATTTGAAAAACTAGTTTTCTTATATTTAGGTCCAGGGTAATTCGTTAACATGTTTGAACTTTTTAGATTGAAAGGTTTATCTTTATGAAACACAGCCCAAATAGCATCTGCTTCTAAAATTTGTTCACTACGATATGTTTTTTTATTAACGTATTCTAGTAATACTGTTGGCTTTGGCCTACTCATATGCGTATCCTTTTTATAATGTACGCATATATTTATCTCTTTTTGTAAGTTAAAGTAGCAGTTATCTTAGTGTTAGGCCTAACTTCTTTACAGTTTGTTGCACACATAACGCTTGTACTTTACAATCTTCTAATGCATTATGTGCCGCAAACTTTATTTCTTTACGAGGATCTGTTGGCATAATGCCAAACAATGTTCTACTGTCTTTAATTTTCCAAAACGGCCAAGGAACATGATGTTCATATTGTCTAAACAAATCTTCTAATATAACAATATCAAATGCAGGTCCTTGACACCAAATTGTATCAACACCTACACACCATTTGTTTAATGCTTTAAGTATTTCAAGTACTGGGGTACGATTGTCGTCACCTAATGCTTCTTCACGTACATCTTCTGCTTGTGTAGCCCACCAATCCATTGTGCTTTCAGATATTGTACGACCTTTGTTAAGTTGTTCGTCTACATCAAAACGATAATAAAAAGGTTGCAAAGTTTCTTTGACAGAATTTGGATCGAATTTAACACCACCGATTGTCAACACTGTTGCTGTTGGTAAAACATCTAGTGTTTCAAGATCAATCATTGCATGAGTTGTCATTTACATTATCCTTATTAAGATGATTACTTGTAAAACTAAAACAGCAATCGGTACTATAGTTCTTATTAGTTCCATAGTATGATTATACTCGTCTAGTTTTCTTTCAAGTTTATTTCTTCTAGCCATACATACTTTCTTATTTTATACTATACACATCTACATGCTTTTGAAATGCAGTTTGTGATAGTAAGTTATTACATTTTTCTTTATCTTTTAAAACTTTCTTACAAGAAGTATCTCCTCTTACTCCGTCATAGTAAACAACTCTTTTAGGTGTAGTTTTATTACCTGTTACTTCTTCATATCGATTTAAATAACTTGAATAAATTCCATAACGTAAATTAAATCCTTTACCGTTTGGTGTATTAGCAATACCTTTGTAATCTACTTTCATTTTGCCGTCAATCCAAACTTTCATATAACCTTTATTTTCATCAGGATGCCAATTTGTATTGAAAACTATTTCAATCCATTTGCCTCTCATGTCTTGGTCATTTTTAAGTAACCACCATTGGTCATTAAAAGTATCACCATTATGATTAAAATATAATCCTCCATGATGTGTTTGTATCATTACTAATACATCTGTATTACCTTTATAACCCTTCCATTGTATCAATGAAGTTTTTGCAGGTGCAATATTATTATAGTCCTGCGGAATAAAAAGATAAAATCTATACCATTTTTCTTTCCCTGGACGTTCTAGTGAACTTTTACTTTTCCATTGATAATAAAGTTCTGCTCTTTCTCTATTATTATCACAATCGCTCCATCCCGGTTCTTGCCCACAATCTCCATGATTAAGTTCAAATCTAAATGATTTTTCTCCTACAATAGAATGGTCGCTTAGTGTTATAGAGCCTGTATTAGGTTTAGTTAATTTATGTATTTCTTCTAAATACAATCCACCGTCTTTATCTGCTCGTGCTTCAGATTGTAATGCATTAATACTTGTTGCGTTAGTTGTAGTATTACAAGCCGTAAGCAATATTACAATGCCAATTACAAAAAATTTACCAAGCATTTCCGCCATCCATTTGTACTTCTACAACTTCTTCTTTGTTAGCATTTTCTTTAACAAACTTTTCCATATCACCTTGTAGTCTAGACATTACAATCCCTAATGTAAATGCTAATCCTTTTGCCTGTTGCAATGTAAGTTTTACTTCTTTTGCCTGTCCAGAATCAGCCTGTTTAACCTGTTGGATAAACTGCTCAATAGGTGCAGTATTAAGAGGATTTTGCGTTGACACGTGATAACTCCGTTCTCATTTCTATATCAGTCTTAAATGGACCGCTATAGTTGTATCGTTCAATTGTAATTTGTTTAGGACAAAAACTCTTAACCCAACCCTTTTCAAATTGGATACAATAATATCCTGCACAGTATAGGCTTTTGCTTTTGTTACTTTTACTAAACAAAGGTAATTTATTTTTAACGTCATACATTGGATTAAAAGGTTCACAACTAGTCGGATATCCATGTACTTCAAACTCTGATTTCGATATATCATTGTCGGCACTACTCCAACTAATCTTACCTAAATGTTTTTTAAGTTGATTAAAGTCTCCAAATACTGTAGTACCTTGTCCACAAGAGTATGTATAACACTCCTCGGCGGCACTTAAAGTACCTACTTTAGATCCATTTTCTTCTACGATCCAAAACTTATCTTTTAACACTTCTTTTGCTTTTATTGTCATACCGGATACCTCGCTTGTAGTGGTTCTGCATAGTATTGTGCCTGGTCTGCAATACGTTGCATATCCCATTTAGCACAAAATTTCATAAGACGCATGCCAACCTGTTGTACTTCTTTAGGTGTCATGTGTTCTTCTATTACATTATTAATAATACTTCTAATGTTACCAGGTTGTGCAGTTAAGTCACACAAAATAACATTACGTTGATAGTCATCTAGTACACGATGCTCGTCGCCATTATGATCAGTCCAACGTTGTAACATCATGTTGTTCCAATTATAACCTTTTGTTTGTTTATCTTCAAATGCTTCAATAAGACCAACTTTGTTCTTAGTGCCTTTTTTACGTACACCTGGATATGCACTAAACACGTTGTCACTAGTGTCACCACGCATACACTTTTCAAACAACATAAATTCAGGGTGTGGAGCAGGTTTTGCTTCTTTAGTTTTCTTATCAATTACACTATTACCTTTCTTATCAAAGTAACCTTCGTGTGTAATTGTTACATCTTGAATACCATTATACTGTTTACAGTTAGGTGCAATAAGTTGTGCAAAGTCGCCATCAGTACTAATAATAACATGATTATCATTAGGATGTGCTTGTACCCAACCTGCAATAAGATCATCTGCTTCTAATTGTGGATGTTGCATAACAGTACAGTTAGTCTTAGTATCTACAAAGTCTTTAAACTCATCAAACACTTCCCAAAACACTTTATCTTCTTCTGCTTGTGCAGGAGTAAGTGCATCACGACTTTCTTGTCTGTTACGTTTGTAAGGTTCATAAAAGTCCTTACGCCAACTGCGTCCTTCTAAACAGAACACAACATGATCTGCATTAAAGTCACGCCATGCTTTCTTAACACCTGATAATGTAATATGAAATGCCATACCGACTTTATCATCTATGCTACCACGTACTACGTGTCTTGCACGAAAAAATGTATTAGCAGTATCTACTAGAATATAAGTTGCCATTAGTTTGCCTCTGTGTAATTTATAGTACTATTATAGCACCAGATCTGGCTGTTGTCAACCATTAAGATATTTCACTCTTGCCCTTGTCAATTGGAACTACATTAATATACCCTGCTCCAGTTTTAGGATCTTGACCTTCTTCTTCGAGCATTTGTGCTACAATAGTCTTAAACCATGCATCTACAATCTGTTCGTTTGTTTCGCCCGAGTAACCTGCATCAAGTAGTTCTTCGATGAATTGATTATTCCAGTCGAGTTCAAAGAACCCGTTTCGAATGTTATCTTTGTTTACTTGTGTATCAAGTACTGCAACCCATGCTTTGCCTGCTTTAGTAGCCGCTTTTTTTTCAGCCTCAAGAGCATCACGTCGAATATCTTCTGTAGTTTTTTCTACTGCAACCTCTTGCTCTTTTTTGCCTTGTAATTTATTTACATTTCTTACTAGTTTATTCCACCACCCCATTTTAGTACTCCACTTTTTGTTGTAGATACTGTATTTCAATATTCTTTGCACCAGTATCTTCATCATAAGTATCGTGCAATCTATACGATACTCCTTGTTTATATAACTTAACATTTAGTTTGTTCATACTATCTACATACAAACGTAACTCTTTAATCATATCTGCTACTTTTGGATCTTTCATCACCAACCAGCCTTTCTAATTGCGTCTTGATCAATAGGCGCTTTCATTACTTTGTTTAATTGTTCTTTTTGTTTATCAGATATTGTATCTTTACTTTTATACATATCAAGTTCCCCAGGCATTTCCGAATAGGCTGATATGGAGTCTGGGGGTAAATCGCCATCCTTCTGCCATACATGCTTCGGCCACATCTTTAACGTTGAGAACGTATTCTTCACTGCGTCCACCCAACGGCATAAGATATACTGGACATTCCACCCCGGCACTTCTGTAAGCGTCCACAGCCTTTTTAACTTCATCAAAGTCACTTTGAGTAGCGACAACAAACTTAAAATACATGTCGCTATCAGTAACAGTATTATACTCACTAGCCACATCAGGCTTAATAGCAGTATCCCAAGGTTCTCCACTAACGCTAAGTTTTGGGGAACAAGACCAAGTGACTTGGATTCTGTCCTGATCGTTGAGATAGTTAAAGAGATCTTCGTGTAAATGTTGTGTAGTATTTGTTTCAAAAGTAATATTCCTCAAG